TTGGTTGTGCCCCAATGAACAATAAAGCTACTGTGCTTTTGAAATCAAGAGAACTTGATGGTGATGCTCCATTTAGAACAAAAGATATTATAGATTTAGTGGGTGGATATCATACTCAAAATTATTCAATCCCGCTTAGATTTCCAGAAAAAACTGATATTGAAATAGTGTCAGCTGGAGATACAGGTACGATTATATCATCTTCATTTGATATTATATTGGTTGACAATCCTGCCTAAATATGATATAATAAATAATTAAATAATATTATGGTTTGTAATGAATGGAAAACTATGTTGAAAATAAATCTGTTGCCCTTATAGGGAACGCAGAGTCTTTATTTGACTCACAACATGGTAGTGATATTGATGATCATCAGGTAGTAATTCGAATTAACAATTCTGCTATCTTCTATAACGACAATTCTCGTCGACATTCAGTAGGAACCAAAATAGATATCTGGGCCTTTTGGGATTGGCTCCGTCACGCAACTAGCATGACAACAGATAAACCGAACCGAATGATAGAGTTTGAAAGTAGTAATAACTATTTAAAACTAGATCTTAATATGGGTTCGAAGGAAAGTCCCTTTGTATATAAGGACAATGAATTTGGTTTGGACATTAAACAAAGATGTAGAAAAGAGACAGGCAATCCATCAGCTGGGTTGACTTGTTTATATTTACTGAATGAGCTGAATCCATCGGTAGTAAATGTATATGGGTTTGATTTTAAAAAGACCAAAACATTTCACCATAACACAAACATGGTAGACGTAAACAGATGGGATTCTTTTTACAGACACGATTATGCATTTGAGGAAGAATATTGCAGAAATAAATTCTTTTCTCAAGAAAGATTTAATTTAATAGGAGATTAAAATGGGTAGAATTAATGATAGAGGCCACGATGGTGGTAATATATGGAGATGGCAGACCATTGAAAAATATGTCAGAAAAAATGGCTGGACAAAGGGTGCTGAACTCGGAGTATGGCTTGGAGAAACATTTAAACATTTGGTAAGAACATGTCACGATTTACATCTTGTTGGTGTTGACCTTTATGCGGCACAACCTGGTTACGATGGTCCGGAACAATGGACGGCTGGTGAAAATGGACATGCTTGGGATCATGAAAGATATTATAATGATTTGGTATCCTTCTGTGGCCAATATCCAGACCGAGCAGTAATTATTAAAGATTATACTACTGAAGCAGCAAAAACAATTGATGATGAAAGTTTAGACTTTGTGTTCATTGATGCTGACCATAGTTATAATGGTGTAATGAGAGATGTACAAGCTTGGGCTCCAAAGGTACGAAAAGGTGGAATGATTATTGGTCATGATATACATTTTCCAACTGTTAAAAAGGCAGTAATAGAATTGTATGGTGAAGATGGTTATTTTGTTGAAGATGACTTTTTGTGGTTCGTTGAAAAAACTTAAGTAAGAGGTGAATGCGTGACAAATACTCGCATAATTAATTTCTACGGTGGTCCTTCCTCTGGTAAGAGTACGGCAGCTGCAGGATTATTTTATAAAATGAAAGTGGCAGGACTGAGTGTTGAACTCACAGATGAGTTCGCTAAGGAATGTGTGTGGGAAGGAAATGTTCCTATGCTGAAGGACCAATTATGGGTATTGGCTCATCAACACAGAAAAATATTAAGATTAGCAGATAAGGTGGATTATGTAATTACAGATTCCCCAGTTCTATTAAGTCCAATATATAGAGAACTATATGAAGGACCTTTATATTCAGATTTGATTGACAAGATGGCATTAGAATGTTATAATATGTATGATAATATAAATTTTATGTTAACAAGACCGATTGGGTTTGAGGAAAGTGGAAGAGCACAAGATGAAGTTCAAAGTGTTCAGATCGACCTGGATATTATAGCACAATTCCAGGAATTAGATATTAAATATACCCAATTAGAAAGCAACGATAACGCTGAAACAGCTTATAATTATATAGTGAAAACAAATGCACATTGATATAGATAGAATTTACCAAAAAGAATTAAAACGTCAACAAACAACGATTGAACTTATAGCGTCAGAAAATTTCGCATCTGATGCAGTAATGAAATTATGTGGTTCGGAATTTACAAACAAATATGCAGAGGGTTATCCAGGTCGTCGTTACTATAATGGTTGCGAACATATGGATGAGATTGAAACTCTGGCCATTGAGAAATTAAAGGATCTTTACGATTGTAATTTTGCAAATGTCCAGCCTCATAGTGGTGCTAACGCCAACCTTGCAGTAATGAAAGCCTTCCTAAATGTTGGTGATACAATTCTCGGTATGGATTTAGCAAGTGGTGGGCATTTAACTCACGGCGCCCCTGTTACTATTTCCGGAAAGTGGTTTGACGCTCATACATATGGTGTTGGTGAAAATGGTTTGATTGATTATGATAATGTTGCTTTATTGGCAGAAACTCATAAACCTAAAATGATTATTGCTGGCGCAAGTGCATATCCAAGACAAATTAATTGGAAACGATTTAGAGAAATTGCTGATTCAGTAGGTGCATTACTTATGGTTGATATGGCTCATTATTCTGGCCTAATCGCTGGAGGAGCTTATGATAGTCCAATACCTCATGCAGATGTAGTGACTTCAACCACTCATAAAACATTACGAGGACCTCGTGGTGGAATTATCTTATGGAACAATCCTGATTATACAAAAAAGATTAATGGTGGCATATTCCCAGGTACTCAAGGTGGTCCATTAATGAATATTATTGCAGCTAAGGCTCAAGCTTTTATTGAGGCAGATACCAAAGAATTCTTTGATTATGCAGAACAAGTCATTATAAATGCTCAAGCAATGTGTAGAGTATTTTTAATGAATGGTATACCAGTACAAACAGGTGGAACAGATTCACATATTATTTTAATGGATTTAAGTAATAGTAAATATAGTGGTAGAGAAGCAGCAGATTTATTAGAAGATAATGGTATTACTGTTAATAAAAATGGCGTACCAAATGACCCTCGTCCCTTTATGGAAACAAGTGGTATCAGAATTGGTACGGCAGCAGAAACAACTCGTGGACACGACGAGGAATGGTTTGCAAACCTAGCACAAAGGATATCGGATATTTTAAAATGATAATAAACATTGAAAAGAAACTTAGTCATATATGGATAGGGCCAAAGCCTGCTCCTCTTAAATGGATGTATACCTGGAGGGATAAGCACCCTGATTGGGAATATTCTATTTTTGATGACGCGATGTTAAAGCAACGTCGGTGGATTAACCAGGACCTTATTGAACATTATTATAGAGCAAAGGCTTTCTGCGGTGTTTCTGATTTGATTCGTTATGAATTATTATATGAACAAGGTGGGTTTATCGCTGAAGCAGATATGATTTGTTTAGAAAATACAGACGAACTTTTTGACAGCCCACCAGAACATGCATATACATGCTTTGAAAACGAAAAAGGTAGACCTAATTTTGTACAACCTATTTTTGCATGTAATCCAGGTAACGAACTTGTTAAAGCATTAATTGATTCATTAAGATTATTACGACCTGGCGATTTACATGTACAACCACATAAATCAACTGGTAATGAATTTCTAGCTCAATTTATTCCACAATATAGAGATATATTAACAATTTGGCCATCACATTATTTTATTCCTCAATTTTATATTAATGGTGCAAAACGATATGATGGACCTGATAAAGTATTTGCTGACCATAAATGGGGCTCTACTGGTATGGGATTTAATTGTGTTGACTATTCGCAGGGAGTTGAATAATGTATCTTTCGCACAAATATAAATTTTTATTCCTTAGGACTCCAAAAACAGCCTCCAGTAGCCTATCAGATTTCTTTATTCGTAATATTGACGACCCAGATGCAATTTATACTGAGGTTGAGGATTCAGGGCTTGTTGGTACATTATCTGAAGATATTGTGTCACGTTACAGACCTTATGCTTTTTACCATTTTACAGTACAACAATTAATTAATGAAGGTGTACTCACAGAAGAACAGGCTCGAGACTATTACACATTTGCATTATTAAGACATCCTATTGATAGACAGAAAAGCTTTTATTATTTTTATAAAAAGTTTAGGTCTCCAAGAACACCACCCTCGATTGAAGAATACAGAAACTGGGTAACCAATGGAGCTTTTAATAATGACGCGAATGCAGCCATCGTACAGGCAGACCTATTAAAGATACGAGGGGAATCAATAGGAGACTATTGGTTATATGAGAAGCTGGGTGATAGATTAATGACGTTTATGCATAACATTGGACATTCAGATTTTAAACATGAATTACCAAGGCACAAAACAGACACAAGAAAAACCAGGGAAGGTGAAATTGAAATCATAGGACAGGATCTAATAGATTTACAGTCTCGTTTTAAAGATGACTTTGAATTATATTACGCACTTACATAATGAAAGCATATATTCTTAAAATTGATACTCCGATTAGTAATGAATACGCACAAATTTGCGCCGATTCTTGTGACAATGTTGGCTTAAACTGGGAATATTTTGAAGGTTATCAAGATATTACTGGTCGTGCAGCTTGGTGTATGACAGGTATTAAAATGAGTTATTATGAACCACCTTTAATACTTGATCAACCTACCATGGCTCAAAAAGCAAATGCTTGTTCAGCTGGACATGGTGCAATATGGAAAAAGATTGCTGACGGACCAGATGAGGTTGGAATTGTATTGGAACATGATGCTATAATGCTTCAGCCAATAAACGAATTACACATTCCAGACAATTTAATAGTCACATTAGGTTATAAATTAACAGACCCAACAAGGTATAATCACAAATCTGCTGGTAAACCAAAAAATTTAATAAATATTAGTGGACATGAAGGCGCGCATGCCTATGCAATGACAAAAAAGACGGCAAAATTTCTTGTAGAGGAAATTGAGACACGAGGTACGCTTGGTGCTGTCGATAATGCATACTTTATAAAACAACAACGAAGAACAGCAGTGCCGTTAGCAATTGCTAGTCCTACTCCTGCTTTAGGTTGGTTAAGACAATCTACTATATGGAATGAAAGTGCGGCACGAAATTATAGTTTTATACCGTCATTCGCTGAGTATTATAAATAAACAAATAGAGCTTTACAAATATAGGATTAATCATAAATGGATCCAGATAAAAATAGACCCGAAACCGAAGTCGACGCCGGTTCTGAAAAAGATAACTTAGAACCTACGAAAGGTGTTAAGTCTAAAAAGAAGAAAGGTATTAATGGCGACCAGGATAAAGATTCCGAAAGGAAAAATAAAGGGTCGTTACTTAAAAAGACTGAAAAAGGCCGTGTTGATGGTGCACAGTATATTGATCTTGAACCAACAATTTCCGAAGCAAGGAAAGACACAGCTGTAATTGCTTTCGGCCGAATGAATCCTCCTACTGTAGGGCATGAAAAACTTGTAAACAAAGTGATTAATGAGGCTATTAACCGTGGTGGAGTTCCCCTTGTGTATCTTTCTAAAACACAAGACTCCGACAAAAATCCACTATCGTATGACCAAAAACTCAAATATGCGCAATCTTTCTTTGGTCGTAAATATATTATTAAATCAAAATCCAGAACTATTATAGATGTAGCAAAAGAATTGCAGAATTATGATAATCTGGTTGTTGTAGTTGGTTCAGATAGACTGAGAGAGTTTGATAAATTACTTAACAAATATAATGGTAAAGATTATACATATAAAACTCTCGAAGTAATATCTGCTGGTGATAGAGATCCAGATGCAGATGGTGTTTCTGGAATGTCAGCTAGTAAAATGAGACAGGCAGCAGCTGATGATGATTTTAAATCATTCTCAAAAGGTGTTCCTGGCAATAATAAACGTATCGCTCAACAATTATTTGATGATGTAAGAACTGGTATGGATTTGGCTGAAGGTGAAATGGATGCCAAGGTTGAAGCTTGGTTAGCTGAACGTGTTGCAAATGGTAAGGTCGATCCTTTATCCCCAATGGGCAAATCAAAACTTACAGGCAGAGAGGTTGCACAATATTATAAGACCAACCCTAAAGCGAAACAAGCCTCTAAGAAACAAGAAGTTAAATTGGGTATCGAACTTGCATTAGACTTAGCTGGTAATATGAATTACGCCAAAAAGGAAATAGATAAAATAAAGAAAAATTTATCAAAACATCCTGAGGTCCAAAAAGCATTAACTCACGCAAACGAATCAACAAACCACCAATTATATACATCGTCTACATTTGTCCAAAGATTACAATCAGAGGATAAAATGACTGTTGCTGATAAAAGAGCAAAGAGTGGTTATTATAAAGATGATTCCCCTGATGGTAAACTCTCAAAAAGTACAACAGCCAAAAGACATGCACAATTTGTAAAACAAACTAAAATGGCAGATGATGACCCAGAGGCATATAAACCTGCACCTGGTGATGCAACAGCAAAAACCAAACCATCAAAACATACAAATAAGTTTAAAGCAATGTTTGGTGAAACCAATTATGAAAAGGCTTATCTCAAACGACCACATCAACTATTAAGAGCAGATAAGGCAGTTAATTTTGATTATCGTTTTAAAATGTATGCTCAGGCAAGAGATGAGGACCGAAAACAAAAAGAATTAGATATCCAAAGAGCACAAATAGCAGCTGACATTAAAAAGGAATCAGATCCTTGTTGGGATGGTTATAAACAGGTTGGTACGAAAAAAGGCCGTAAAGGAAATCAAGTACCAAATTGTGTTAAGGAAGTTACAGACCTTGCAGATGCTGTAGAGTTTGTTTTTGAAAATGGTAACCCTGAAAAGTCATTAAAGGATAAAGCTGAGAAATCAGGAATGCCACTAGGAATTTTAAGGAAGGTATTTGACCGAGGCGTTGCTGCATGGAAAACAGGTCACAGACCAGGAACTACTCCAGTTCAGTGGGGTCTAGCTAGAGTCAATAGTTTCGCAACAAAATCAAAAGGTACTTGGGGTAAGGCAGATAAGGATCTTGCAGCCAAGGTAGAGTCATATATACAAACAGAATCACAATGAGTGGAGCAGGCGATTGGGGCACAGATAAGGCTCGAGGTAAATTGCAATCCGACACACCAGGTCAACATATTAAACGGAAAACTGAAATGAATAAAACAAAAATAGAAAGATTTAAACCATATTCTGATAGAAAATATCCTCGTTGTGTCGACTTCTACATTCAATTTAGAGGCGGTAAAGGTGATAGAATCACTTCGCCAGAGAATGAAAAGGACTTTAATAAAGCTGTTAAAATGATTGATGCTTATTGTAAAGCAAATAAAATCAAACAGAAACCCGTTTATTCAACTCCAGCAGAAGGCTCAAGTGCATTTAAAGTCGGTCTTATGATTGACAAGACTTATAGTAAAACAGATGATTATGACAGAGGTATAGACCTACAACCTTTATACGTTGAACTGGGTAAACTTAAAACTGCAGAGGACCATGGTGGTGGTTGGGCAGAATCAGTTTCAGAAGGACTAGAAGTAACAACTGAAAAGGAATGTTGTTCTAAATGTGAAGGAAAGGGTTGTGACCATTGTGATGATAAAGGTTATCACACAGAAGGTGGTGAAGTATACATTATGAAAAAGGGAACATATCAGCGCAAGGTTGATGGAACAACTGCTGATAAAATGAAAAAGGACGGATGGAGATTGGTTGCCAAGGAAGGCCTTAATGAAAAAGATAAAATTAAGTACACAAAAGATTTCCAAAAATCAATAGATGCCAGAACAAAAGAATTTAGAGAGAAGGTTGCTAAACTTGCTTATAAAAAGCAGAAGAACCTTCAAGCTCAATTTCCTAAACTATTAGACATTTCACAAATTGATAATCCTTTAAAAGGGTTTCCATATAATGAAAGAATGACCAAAGAGCATACAGAGGAATTAATGAATTTACTCAAAACTGCTAACGGTACAGATATGACACACGAAGAATTAATGGATTCAATGACTAATTGGATGGTCGCAAAAGGATACACAAAATAAATGAAAGGCTTCTCCTCGTATTTAAAAGAAGATAAAACCGATCTCGCAGACAATTTCCGCGTTGTTGTTATGTCGTCGACTCCAGAAGGAGAAAATGAACATTTCAGAACTGCAGCATACCTAAGAAAGGAATGTTTAGAACAAAAAATTCCATTCTTTAATTTTGAGGTTGAACGAGGCCAAATTCGTTGGGACGAAAAACTTAAGAGCTATATTGTTCTTAATAGAGAATCTGAAAAGCCTTTTATTATTGGTAAGAATACACTTTGCGTAGTCCGAGGTAATGTAAGACATAATAAATCATGGTTGGATAAAGTTTCACAGATAGAGCGTGCTGGTTGTACAATGTGTAATACTCGTGCTGTACTTGAAATGTGTAATGACAAATATCTAACTTATTTGCGTTTACAAGAATTTGGATTGACTCAACCTAGAACTGTACTAATACCTAATGAAGAAGATGAGGGTATCGAACAAGCAGTTAAACAGCTTGATAGGGAATTTCCTGTCATAATGAAAACAATCGAAGGTTCAGAAGGAGTTGGAGTTGTAAAAATTGACGACCAATCTGCACTTAAATCATTTATCCAATTAATAACAAAACAAGACCCAACCACTGCATTATTAATTCAAGAATACCTTGAAATGGATGAGGATTATCGTGTACATGTTCTTGATGGTAAAATCATTGGTTCAATGACAAGAGGCAAACCAAAAGGTGATTTCCGTTCCAATATCACACAAGGTGCTGAAGGTACCGAAGTCACACTTACAGAATTAGAAATAGAACAATGTCTATTGGCAGCAAAGGCTGTAGATGCAAGATGGGCTGCTGTTGATTTTATTCCTTCAAAGAATCGTGAAAAAGAACCTCCTTACATATTAGAGGTAAATCACAGCCCAGGCACAAAAGGTATCGAAACCGCAATGGCCGGTAGTCAAGACAAAGCAAACAAAACACGTCCATTAATAAATAAGATTATAGAACATTTTAAACAAGACCTATTTCACTGGCCTGTACCAACTTTGGTAGGGTATATTGAAATGGTCGACATTGGACCACTTGGTCCTATGACAGCTAAGTTTGACACAGGCAATGGTTCAGTGTCACCAAGTATTCATGCGACAGACATTTCTGTTAAAGGAAAAAATGTTACTTGGACACATCATGGAACTACAATGACTAATACTATCCGAAAGGTTGTAAGTGTTGAAAAGGGCGGTTTGCAAGATTATAGAGAAGACAGATATGCCATTAGATTAGATTTTGAATTTAATGGAAACAAATATAAAGACTATGAGTTTTTATTAGATGACAGAACCAACAGAACTAGTGCAGTGCTTTTAAATCGTAATTTTATGAACACAATGAATGTAATGGTTAACCCTAATAGAAAATATATAATAACAACCAAATTCGAACCAAAAATAAAGAAAAACGGGAAATAAAAGGATGAAAAAGTTTAGACAAATATTAGAAGGAACAATATCCTCTAACGAAAAAACTCAAACAGTTCAATTAGAATCAGATGCTGCCTATGCTGCTTCGCTAAAGAAAATTGCGATGGATAAGCAAATAGCTTCATTATCTAATAGGGATAGAAATACATTAGCTCGTATAGCTGATATGATGAAAAATGCGAACAACGATCGTAAAGAAGGTATTTCTGAAAATGATATGAGTCTAGATGACATTAAAAAGAAATGGGCAAAAGAGATTATTGCTTTCCAAGATGGCGATGGTGATTTGCCACATGCTGCCGAAATGGACATGTTTAGTTATCACGGTTCAGATGCTATTAAGACAGACGACCCTGATGAGTTTGATGACTTTGTTATGGGCTTACGAATGGGCGAATATAGAAAAGAGTCTGTTAACGAAGGAACACTTAACGAAAAAGATATTTCCATTACCATGCCGTTTGATGGTCAACCCGACAACAGCCTTGAAGCCGACGCTCAAGATGAGTTTGATGTCACCGTGGATGATTATGATGAAGATGAGGGAACAATATCCGTAACTGGTAGCAGAGAGCAAATAAAGAAATGGTTAACTTCAAAAGGTGATATTGGATTTGGGTATGATGATAACCAAGCAGATAAAGTTCTTGGTGATGCTGAAACAGGAATGACTTTAGATGATGTCAAAAAGAAATATGCTAAAGAAATAATTGCTTGGCAAACTGATGACAGAAGAATATCAAAAAGGGTAATAGATGCAATACGCTCTATGCCAGGCTTTGATAAGAATGCAGACGCAGAAGATTATGCTAAAGGCATGAAAATGGGTGCATTTAAAAAAGAGTCTGTTGACGAGATTTGGAGTCCTATTAAAAAGGCAGCCGGAAAGATTAAAGCTAAAGTTACTGGTAGTAATGCACCAGCCAGGAAGACGCATAATCCTGCACGAGATGCCTTTGACAGCCCATCATACCTTGGAGCTAGGTTAAAAATAGCGAAACAGAAGCTTCGTGATGCTCAAGATTCAAGAAAGAAAGCAGTTGCTGACGGTAATCAAAAAGGAATAGATCATTGGAATGAAGTAGAGATGAATAGAGAGGCTGATATAGAAAAGCTACAGAAAAAAATCTCTAAAAAAGAGGCCATAGACGAAAATCTTCGTAAAGATATTGCTCAAATGTCAGCCAAATTTCCTGAAGGTTCAACAGTTAAATTAAAGAATGGCAAGACTGGTAAAGTTCTTGGTGTTACTAAAGATCGTGTTCACGTTGGTATTGGTAACGAAACATCATATCATGCACCAACTGCAATAGAAGAAACAACTCTTGCTCAACAACAAAGAGATAAAACAAAAAGCCAACATGATGCTCATGCAAAACGCATGAATACATCAGCTCGTGATTCCATTAAGAAATATGACCAGGTTAAAAAGGACAGAGACGCAAAAAGAGCTGGTGTTGGTAGATCTGGTGAAACTGCAAGACAAAGAGCAGATCGTTTAGGACATTCACAATCAGAAGAAATGCATGAAGCTATTGATTCAAATGATTATAAACTAGACTCAGAAAGATCACAGTTTAATGATGGTCATAGAGGTAAGGTTGTACATAAGGAAAAAGGTACAACAATGTATCTTGGTAGTATGTCTTGGAAAACTCCAAATGCAGCCAAAGGCCATGCTAATGCATATCTTATGGGATATGAAATAGGTGGTGAGGAAGGCGCAAGAAAGGCACAGGCCAAGTATGTAGACCAAAATATGAATAAAAGGACTATGGCAAAGAAAGAATCATTCAAATCATATACCGAAGGTGCTAAAGAAGACGCACTAAGAGCTATTAAAAACGATAGAGACTTTAAACAAGTTAAAGATGTTGATATCAGAGCAACAACAGCTGATATGAAACTTGCCAAAAAGAATCCTATTCAACAATTAAGAAAAATTTCCGACTATGGCAAAGGCCAAATCGAATTCTTAAATAATAAAAAATTAAAACTGTCTAAACAGGAAGCTGATGCTCTTTTACGTGGGTTTGATGCAATGAAAAAGCCACAGGACAAAGAAAAATACCAAACAATGATAAGTAAGGATTCAGCTGGCTTAAAGCGTATCTTAAAAATCGTAAATAAGTAAGGAATTATAATGAAAGATTCAAAAGGTTCCATAAGAGACGCACTACAGGCCATAAGGGAAAGCCAATCAGAAGTAGTTCTTGAACGAATAAATTTCCATGGTAAAAGTCCTGCTGAAAGAAAAGGTTCTGAGTTTAACAGGAAACAAGAAATTAATGGTTATAAAAAGATCTTAAAGGCTATTGAGAAGATTAACAAAGACCACGAAAAGTTTCAATATAACAATCGTGCAGATGGACCATCTAAGATATTTAAAGGTCTACAACAAGTTGAAAGCGCATGTTATGACTTGATACGAGAAATTGAACAAGGTAAATGGGACGGTACAGTAGACTTAGAAGAAGCATTTACATTACCTGATTACCCAATGCAAAAGGACCAACCAAGATATATGGATGGCGAATGGGTAACTGGTGACGCTGGTAAGGCATATACATTTGACCACGATAAAACTGGTGAAGAAAATGTTGACGATATGAATGACCAAGTAAAAGCAGATAGAGCCAAAGAACAACCAAATGTTGACAACCCTGGAAATACTGGATTAAAGATATCGTGAAACTTTTATCAGAATCATTTGGATTATATGAAGGTACTGTTGTTCCGCTTGAAACCCCTATGGTAGAATTTGATAATTCTATGGGTTTATTGGCAGCAGAAAAGGAACCGGAATTAAATAGTCCAAAAAGATCTAGTGGTAATAAAAAGTATGTTGTATATGTACGAAATCCTAAAACTGGGAACACTAAGAAAATAGAATTTGGTGACGAAAAAGGTGGCTTGACTTCAAAGATTAATGATAAAGGGGCAGCTGCTTCCTTTGCAGCAAGACACAACTGTGATACAAAAACAGACAAATTAACGCCTGGATATTGGGCATGTAGATTACCAAAATATGCAAAAGAACTTGGCCTTACTGGAGGAGGTTCTTATTTCTGGTAAGCCATATATTGATTCAGGTGATATTAGACTTTTTAATGTTGCAGATGATTCAAAGGAATATGTCTGGCATAGAGATAAAGAAGATAGATTAATTGAGGTATTGGAAGGTGATGGTTGGCAGTTTCAACCTGAAAATTCTCTACCTTATTTGTTAAAACCTGGAACAAAGCTGAAGATACTTAAAGACGAGTATCATCGTTTGATTAAGGGCATTAACAATTTAAAGATAAAAATAACTAAAGTTTTATAAATATATAAAACATGAACATAGAGGAGACAATTATGTCAGAATTACAAAACGAGGCAACATTAACAGTAGGTAGCTTTACTGGTAAAACTGATGACGGCAGCAATGCTGATTCGGTTAATGAGCCTAAAAAGAAAGGTCTAAGAGGCCGAATTAAAATTAAAGTTATCGGCCCAGGCAGATACGGTGGTGATAAGGTTTCTATGACAGGGTCAGAAGAAGATCTTATGGCATACGCAAAAAGACATCTTGGTGGTGAGGGTGATACCTTGGCTCAAGTTGCTTCATCGCTACAAGATTCATACAAAACAGATTTTGACTTAAGTTCTAAACTGGAAGAAAGCATTGCAACCTATCTAGAAGAAGGTTCATGTGGTTCAGTCCATGCTTCTTATAAAAAGGGCAAAAAACTTCACGATACTTATAACGAAGATAGTGATTACCAAGAATTCTTTAAAGGTGTACTTGCTAAATTTAATGTTGAGTCTCCTGATGAATTGTCTGATGAGAAGAAAAAAGAATTTTTTGAATACATTGACGCCAATTGGGAAGGTGAAAGTGAAAAGGCCGAAGATACTGAAGCTCAGGACTCTTTAGTGCCAAACGGTGAGAAGAAGAAAAAAGATCTAGAAGCTTCAAAAGGCTACTAGGCTGAAATCTTTTTCTTGAATTTTATATAATTAATATATTATAGGAGATATTATGAAAGTATTAATTGAATGGCTAAAAGAGTTTTTTGGTATTGCTGAAGCAAAACCAGTTGAAAAGAAAACTGTTCGCACAGAGCCTGTAACAAAGAAAGTTGTTACTAAAGGACCAAAGAAGGCTACTAAAGCTTCTTTAAACAAATTGACTAAAGCACAGCTTGAAGTTAAAGGTCGCGAACTAGGCATTGAGCTAGACAAAAGACAGAAAAAATCTGTCCTTGTCGATGAAGTGTTCAGCGCCGAAAAATAATTTTTGTTATATAATTTAACTTAAACAAGGAGATAACAATGGCACTATGGGGAAAAACAGACGCGGCAGCATCCGTACCTAAGTGGCTCGAAACTGACGCTAATAACACTAATAAATCTAATGATGAAGATTTAGCAGTTTTTGTCGATTTGACAGAAGCAGGTGTTACAGCTAACAGAGCGAAAGGTCTTAAAACACCTGGTTGGAACTTGTATCACACGTATACTGACCAGAATGGCGCAACTCGCCATAAAGCAGAATCATTAGTACCTATGAAGGTTACTGCTGCTGATGCTGGTGACTTAGGTGTTACAGGTGATACAGTTGATGAAGATGCAATTGTAGCTGATAGCGATAGCTAAAACTAACTAAAACATTATTATATTATGATATTGACAGAGTCAACTTTTCTGCTATACGCAATGAAGCACTATGATAATCCTCAGTGTACTGAGATGTCAGAGTTCGACGAAGACATGAAGAGATTTCAGTATCTTCGTAAGCTATTTAGCAGGTACCGTCAGGACCAGGATTTAAAGGAAAGGTTGATTCTGAATCATTTAATCGTGCTGTACAATGTATTTGGTTTAGAGGCAACGAATATGCTATTCATGCGATTGCATGAGTATCACGAATATTTAAAACCATTTGTGGAATATTTAAATTTTATGCCCGGTATATTGTTATATGATGGTTGTGTACTTAATAGTAAAAGTATTCAATCTGACAGCTATATTAAAGAAACGTTAAAGGAAATCTGAAATGGTAGTAGATTTATTCTTAGTATTTAGCTTTATTAAAAGGCTGGTAACGCCATTTAGAAAGTGGGCTGCATATAAAGAAGGTATCATTGATGAAAAAGGCAATATACTGATTAGTCGTAAAGAATTTAATAAGAACAATCAGAAAAAAGCCTTTGGCCTTTTTGACCAACTCATTCTTAATCTTAAAAAATTATTAGAAAAACTGCCAGGTGGTACTACACGTATCGCATCTTATGCTGCAGCTCTATGGCTTATTAAAGAGAATGAACGATTTGATAAAACAGATAAATTATTATCAGAAGGCGTGTTGACAGAGTCGCACATTGGTGATATAATAGGTTTGTCTTTAAATGAATTTTTAGAGCAGAATGCAGATATACTAAATGAGGCAGCTTGTCCTGCCGCAACAGGTGATATTAAACTCAATACTAAAAACAGAGATGCAACAATTAAGAATCATAGTTATGGTCCTTTAAATGTAGGTGTTCCTGGTGATTATTGGGATAAAATAGCAGACCATTGGGAGACGACAACAGAGGCAGCCAAGAAGAGCAATTGTTCGAACTGTGTTGCTTTTGATATCTCTCCTCGTATGGAAGATTGTATGCCAGGTGAAACATCAGATGATGATGGTCAATTAGGCTACTGTTGGATGCACAATTTTAAATGTCATAGTGCTAGAACATGCATGACTTGGGCAAAAGGTGGACCGATTGATAACGACACTACAAGTTTAGATTGGCAGGCAAGAAATGAGGATGCACCGGCTGTAAATGTTGGCGGAGGTCAAATTGCAGGACTTGGTGTAGGACCTGATGGTGAACCAGGAGTTCCAATGGGAGCTCGTAAGAAACATAAAAAGAAGAATACAAGTGTTAAGAAAGTATTCTCTCAATTTTTAAAAGATGTACAGGATTAAAAATGAAACAAGAAAATAAAGATAACGTATTTGAACAATTAAAAGTGGACGAGGGAGTAGTGTATGAAATCTATCACGACCATCTTGGGTACCCAACCTTTGGTGTCGGCCATCTTATCATCGAGTCAGACGAGGAATTCGGAGGGGAACTTGGAACACCGATTAGTGAAGAGCGTGTCAGGGACTGTTTTGACAGAGACCTTGATTTATCCATCTCAGAGTGTCACGCTTTATACGGAGAAGGGGAATTCGGAGACTTCCCAGGAGAGGTCCAGGAAATCTTGGTTAATATGATGTTCAATATGGGTCGTACAAGACTCAGTAAATTTAAAAACTTTACTGCTGCTTTACTAGACCATGATTGGAAACGTGCAGCTGTTGAAGGAAGAGATTCCAGATGGCACAAACAAGTAACCAATAGGGCAGAACGCCTTATGGTACGCATGGAAGAAGTTTAATATTAGGTTTATATTATGGCGAATGTGTATACAAAGTCGCTAGGAGAAGTGCTTACATTACCTAGTGCGAATAATGCGATTAAAAAGGTCACATTAGATATTAGAACATATGATGATTCAGTTGGTGCAAACACATACATCAGTTGGCCTGTTCAGGCAATCTTAAGTGACACAGATCTTCAAACAGAAAATTATATTACAACTGCAAACGCAGCATTAACACAAACAGATATCATCAACTGGGCCTGGAACGAGGTCGGTGGAGATGACTATTACAACACAAAAATCAAACCTGCGGTCGACGTAATGTTGGCAGACCAACTACAATTTGCAGGGGTAGCAACAGCCAATGTGGCAGCGATACCGGTTTAACAGATGTGGGGATATGAGATGTGGTCATTAATTGTTTCTTGGTTTGCCAGACCAACATATAGAATAACAGTTTCGTATGATTCTAAATTCGGCAATAAAGACGACAAAACATATAAAGGCGTAAAATCTGTAAAGAAACAGAATTGGAAAGAATTATCTTTTATTGATAAAGATGATAAAACAGTGACAATACGTTCTAATAATGGCTTACATTATAGATTAGAACAAGAATAAATAATACTATATTATAAACAATGGAGAATATAAAATGCCAGTAAATGACATTATCAAGCATGCGATCGACAACAACCCATTAAAAGTGCAAAGTGCATTTGAAGATGAAATGAAAAATCGAGTTCGTACAGCTTTAAACACAAAATACCAAAGTATGACAAGTGAAGCTCAACCTGAACATGATGTTGAGGAAATTGATGTTCACTCAGGTCAGGAAGTCGAAGACTAGATGTATCAGGTTTTCGGAACAATCATTTTAGTTTTAGGTGCCAGTTCCTGGTATCTCTATAATGATAACCAAACACTTAAAGAGAACAATTTTAAATTGGAAGGTGCAGTAGCAGAACAAAAGGCTGCAACTGCTGCAATTAAAGAATCGTTTGAAAAACAAGGCGCAGCCCTGAGCAACATGCAAAGGGCCAACGCTCAAATTGAAGCTGAAAAAGATAGATATTTGGACATTTTCAAAAGACATAATCTAAATAAGTTGGCTCTACTGAAACCAGGTCTAATCGAAACCAGAATTAATAATGGTACGAAGGCCGTATTTGAGGAGATAGAGAATGATAGCAAGAAGCTTGATGCTCTTAACGACAATCCTAGCGATTAGTGGTTGTTCATTATTACCAACTAAAGTTATTGAAATAGACGCGAAACCTATAGAGATTGAGATTATTCAACCTATATTACCGCGTCCTTTAAATCTACAACAACCTCAATTCTATGTAGTATCAGAAGCAATTATTACAAACCCATGCCAAAAAGTTATGAAACTTGACGAGGCTGGTAATCATATTGTAAATGCAGATGGAACACATCAAACAACTCGACCTAAAACATGTGAATTGGACGAGAGAGAGAATCCCGACTGGCCGGTCGGTTATACTTACCTGGATAGGTTTGAAGATGATATGAAGGCACTCAATAGTGGCGATATCGTATATGTAGCTTCGACAGTAAAAGATTATGAATTAATGACTGCGAACTTTCAAGAGCTGCGCAGGTACATCAGAGAACTCGGCGAGGTGGTAATCTACTATAGAGAAGTCACAGGCCCGAAACAAAAAGATTTAAAATAAGTTCACTCATACCTCGTTCTGGGGAATTATTCCTATAAATATTGGTTGACAAATCATGAATCTGGTGATATAATAACTTATACCAGGAGGAATTTCACTTGTCCCAACAAGACGAAAATTCAGATATCAAAATAGATGTCGCACTTATTAAAAAAGACATAAAGCAAATCGAACGATTCTTCGGAAAAGTTGATAGTGCTGTCGACGGCATGGCTGATATTACCCAGAGCCTTGCTGTACAGCACCAAATCGTTAAAAACTTCCAAGAGAAGCTTAATTTCTTTGATGAAAAATTGGAAGTATCTTCTAGACATAATCTGGAAGGAAGACTAGCACTGAAAGAAGAACTTGATGACCATAAGGAAACATTTAAGGAAACTATGCTGGCGACTATGGAAGTAGCAAAGGAACAACATGTAAATATTGCTGTTCAAACACGGAAGGAAAATGACGAGCGACATGCAAGACTCCGTGCCGCGATTGAGAACATTGCTAAAGATGTGGGTGATAAGATTGCAGGCCAAGAAACAAGGCTGCGAAATATAGAGAATTTAAAATGGTGGCTTTTAGGAGCTATCGCGATAGGCTCATTTATTGCACATAATTTTGACTTAGCGTTAATTATGGGTTGACATTTGTTACTAGATAGGTTATAATGGCCTATTAAATAACATGGATTTTTATTATGATTGATTTTGTTGATATACAATATGCACAGCACCTTGCTGGTAGGCTCGAAAACTATCGTATCCGCAATACAAATCCTTATAAGATCAACTTTCGTTGTCCTCTCTGTGGAGACTCACAGAAGTCACGAACCAAGTCACGTGGTTGGTTACTAGAGAAAGAAAATAACTTTTACTTCTATTGTCACAATTGTAGTGAGAGTCATTCCTTTTCCAACTTTCTCAAAGTAATCGACCCCCTAGCATACAACGACTATATTGCTGAAAAATTCATAAAGAAAAATGATAAAACAAAGATCCAACCAATGGAACAATTCAAACAGGATGCTCCATCTTTTGCTTCCAACGAGCCGTTAAAAAAATTAAAAAAAATCAGTCAACTTGACTGGAATCATCCCGTGAAGGCATATATAGATAAGAGGCGTATTCCTTCTGCACATCATTATCGGCTTTATTTGGTAAGACAATTTAAGGCTTGGGTAAACGAATACATTCCAGACAAATTTGATAATCTGGATAAAGATGAGCCAAGGTTATTAATACCCTTTCTAGATGAAAATAAAAATTTATTCGGTGTATCTGCTAGAAGTTTCAAACCAGATTCTAATTTGCGATACATCACAATCATGTTTGATGATAAACCTAAAATCTTTGGTTTAGACAAAGTAGATTTCAATCGTGACTATTATGTCTGCGAGGGTGCATTGGACAGCATGTTTTTATCAAACGCAGTGGCCATGGCTGGTGCAGATGGTAGTGTTAAGGGATTAAGACGCCCTGAAAACTCTATTTTTGTATTCGATGCTGAACCTCGAAATAAAGAGATTCATAAACGAATGGAAAAAATTATCAAGTCCGGTTACAGGATTGTAATCTGGCCAGATAATATGAATGGAAAAGATATAAACGAAATGGTCCTCAATGGTACCAAAGATGTGGAAGGAACAATCCTTCGCCAAAACACATTTAAAGGACTTGAGGCCGAACTTAAATTAACAGAGTGGAGAAAAGTGTAGATTATGAAGGTTAAGTTAATTAGTCACAGTCAATCGCCAGATGAATATGAATCGGCACAAGATCTAATTGCTTATTGTGCAAGAGTAAGTAACCCAGAAAATCAAAACAATAAAGAAACCTCAGAAAAACTTTTAAATTATCTAGCCAGATATAAACACTGGTCGCCATTTGAAATGGTATCAGTCTGTTTAGAAGTAGAAACAACAAGAGACATAGCACGTCAATTGTTAAGACATCGTAGTTTCTCATTCCAAGAATTTAGTCAAAGATATGCAGACCCGACAAAGGATTTGGAATTTGAGACAAGAGAAGCAAGATTACAAGACCCGAAAAACAGGCAAAATAGTATACCTGTGGACCCGGCCGACGAAAAACATAGACGTATCAATGAGGAGTTTCGCATGAAACAACTTGAACTGATTCGTAAAACTAAAGAATTATATAATTGGGCAATTGATAAAGGTATCGCAAAAGAACAAGCCCGAGCAATCTTACCCGAAGGTAATACAATCTCAAGGTTGTATGTCAACGGGACATTACGTAGCTGGATTCATTACATTGAACTCCGTAGTGGTAATGGTACACAACAAGAACATGCCGAACTGGCCCTAGCTGTTGCAGAAGTCATTGCGAAGATTTTTCCTTTATCAGAACAATATATTGCAAAAGAATAGGAGAAACATAATGCAGCATTTGGGTATAGAAATAGACAAGACGAGAGACAAGATTTTAGGTGAGCAATCATTTAAATTATTAAAAGATTATTATTGTCGCGAGGACGAAAAGAGTCCTCAAATGGCCTTTGCAAGGTCAGCAGTGGCCTATTGTAATGGCAATATGAAATTGGCACAACGGATTTATGATTATGTCTCCAAAGGTTGGTTTATGTACTCTAGCCCTGTTCTATCCAACGCTCCTTTAAAGGGAGAAAAGGTAAAGGCATTACCAATATCATGTTTTCTTACCTATGTGCCGGACACATTAGAAGGACTTATAGACCATTCAGCAGAACTTAGATGGCTGTCAGTTAAGGGTGGTGGAGTCGGAGGTCATTGGTCGGACGTAAGAGCTGTATCCAAAAAAGCCCCAGGACCTATGCCATTTCTCCATACAGTAGATGCTGATATGGTAGCTTATAGACAGGGCAGAACAAGAAAAGGTTCATACGCTGCATATATGGATGTTTCACACCCTGATATTGTTGAATTCCTAAACATGAGAATTCCAACCGGTGATGTCAATCGTAAATGTCTTAATTTACACCACGCTGTAAATATTTCAGATAATTTTATGGAAGCAGTAGGCTTGGGACTTGACTGGAATTTACTTGACCCAAGTGATGGAACAATTCGCGACACTATTAAGGCTCGTACATTATGGGAAACAATTCTTGAAACCAGATATCGTACTGGTGAACCTTACTTAAACTTTATTGACACAGCAAATAGAGCGTTACCAGAATCGCAAAAAGCAATGGGCATGTCTATTAGGGGTTCCAATCTTTGTAATGAGATACACCTTGTAACGAATGAGGAACGTACTGCAGTTTGTTGTTTATCATCAGTTAATGTTGAGCAATATGACGAATGGAAAAATACATCAATGATTAAAGATCTCATTGTATTTTTGGATAATGTTCTTCAAAGTTTTATAGACAATGCTGGTGATGAAATTGCCCGAGCCAAATTTTCCGCACAACAAGAAAGGTCATTAGGACTTGGTGCTATGGGCTTCCATTCATATTTACAGAAACATTCTATTCCTTTCGACAGCGAGGAATCGACAAGAGTTAACGAAGAAATTTTTAAGTTTATCAAAGATGAAAGTGTAGCAGCTACATTGACAATGGGTAAACAAAGAGGCGAATGCCCAGACATGGAAGGAACTGGTAGACGTAACGCGCATATGCTAGCAATTGCACCAAACGCAAATAGTTCCATGATTGTAAATACATCCCCAAGTATTGAACCTTGGAAAGCAAATGCATTTACTTCTAGGACCAGAGTCGGTAGTCACCTAAATAAAAATCCATACCTTGAAACAGAACTAGAAAAAATCGGTAAAAATACCGACGAAGTTTGGAGTATGATAATTACTAATGGTGGGTCAGTTCAACATTTGGACTTTCTCGACCCGCATGTTAAAGAGGTATTTAAAACAGCAATAGAACTAGATCAACTTGCGTTGATTCGTCTAGCCGGCGACAGACAAAAATATCTGTGCCAGGGACAATCACTCAATGTCTTTTTCCCAGCTGGAGCAGATAAGGCAGTTTTACATAAAGTACACTATGAAGCATGGGCGCAAGGTTGTAAAGGACTGTATTATCTAAGAACAGAAACAAGTAACAAGGCTGAAAATGTTGCCTTAAAAATTAAAAGAGAAAAATTAGACGACCATATTAATCCACAAGCAGTTCAATTCAGTTCACCTAACCAAGAGGATAGTCAAGATGAATGCGTGGCTTGCGAAGGCTAGTAAAACCCAAGGAATAAAAATGCAAATAACAATATACACAAAATCGAACTGTCCTTTCTGTGAAAAGGCAAAAGCCTGGTTCACACAACACGGGTATGATTTTACACAAATTCAACTAGACGACGAAGAGCAAAGACTTGCTTTTTATCAGAAACATAGTAATGGTAAGGAAGTAAGATCCGTACCACAAATCTTTATTGATGATAAACACATTGGGACATATAACGACCTAATGGCAATTGCAGATACACTTATTAAAAAAGCAGGTGGTCTGATGGAATTTTCTGAAACATATAAGCCATTCCATTATCCTTGGGCTGTTGAAATTACAACAAGACATGAAAAGATGCATTGGATTGAAGATGAACTAGACTTGTCAGATGATGTATCTGATTGGAAAGGTGGCAAGGTTACTCAAGTAGAAAAAGATTATATCACAAACATTTTAAGATTATTTACTCAGTCCGATGTTGCCGTTGGCCAAAACTATTATGACCAATTTATTCCTAAGTTTAAGAATAATGAAATTCGTAATATGTTAGGTTCATTCGCAGCAAGAGAAGGTATTCATCAAAGAGCTTATGCACTATTAAATGAGACATTAGGTTTACCTGATTCTGAATATCATGCGTTCTTAGAATATTCTGAAATGGCAGATAAAATTGATTACATGATGAAATCAGATACGAACACATTACGTGGTACAGGTCTGGCTCTAGCCAAATCAGTCTTTAATGAAGGTGTTGCTCTATTTGCATCCTTCGTAATGCTTTTAAACTTCCAACGTTATGGTAAAATGAAAGGCATGGGTAAGGTAGTTGAGTGGTCAATCCGTGATGAAAGTATTCATGTTGAAGGTAACTCAAAACTATTTAAAGCATTCTGTAAAGAACATTCCCGTATCGTTGACGAAGAGTTTAAAAAGGACATTTATCAAATCAGTAGAAATATTGTGGACCTCGAAGATAAATTTGTGGACCTTGCTTATGAAATGGGTAACATTGAAGGCTTGGAAAAATCTGAAGTAAAAGAATATATAAGATATATTACAGACAGAAGATTGCTTCAGCTAGGCATGAAACCAAACTTTAAAGTGAAGGAAAATCCTTTACCTTGGTTGGAATGGGTTTTGAATGGTGCAGACCATACAAACTTCTTTGAAAATCGTGTGACCGAATATGAGGTTGCAGGTTTATCAGGTAGCTGGGACAACGCTTACGCAACTTAATTAGGCGAAGGTACATGATTGATAAAAAGCTATTCCAAGAAGTCGTTGATGGATTAAAGGAAGACGGCAAATACAGGATATTTAATGATATCGTAAGAGAACGTGGGAATTTTCCAAAGGCAACTTGGTATTCCCCATATTCTCCAAAAAGTATTGTTAACTGGTGTTCAAATGATTATTTGTGCATGGGTCAAAACAAATATGTTATTGATGCAATGCAAACCGCGTTGGACAAAACAGGTGCAGGTAGTGGAGGAACTCGTAATATTGGAGGCACATCTCATTACCATGTAACTTTGGAAACTGTATTGGCAGAATTACATAAAAAAGAACGCGGTCTATTATATACATCTGCCTATGTTGCAAACGAATGGACCTTAATCGCACTCAAAAGAATAGTCCCTAACATCTGTTTCGTATCAGATAATAAAAATCATGCTTCATTAATTATGGGCATTAAACATAGTAGAGCTGATAAAATTATTTGGGAACATAATGACATGGACGAACTAGAGCTTGCTCTACAAACCTGTCAATTGGAAGGCAAAGTTCCTTGTATTGTTTTTGAAAGTGTCTATAGTATGGACGGCGATGTTGCTCCGATTGAAAAGATTTGTGATTTAGCAGACAAATATAATGCAATGACTTATATTGATGAAGTACACGGTGTTGGTTTATATGGCCAAACTGGTGCAGGTTATTGTGAAAAATTAGGTTTACAAGATAGGGTGGATATTCTAAATGGAACATTGGGAAAAGCTTTTGGTGGTCACGGTGGTTACATTGTTGGCGATAACATTATTCTCGATGCTATACGTTCAGTCGCTAGTGGATTCATTTTTACAACATCATTAAGTCCAGTAATGTGTGCAGGTTCAATTGCCTCAATTCGTTATTTAATGGAACATAATGAATTAAGAGAAAAGCATCAAGAACGAGCTCATACTCTTAAAGGACTATTACAAGAAAATAATATCGAAATTCATAAAGATGCATGTACACACATTTTGCCAGTAATGGTAAGAGACGCGCATAAAACAAAAACAATGTCAGATAGGTTATTAAACGAACATGGAATTTATATTCAGCCAATTAATTACCCAACAGTTGATGTGGGTACAGAGCGACTTAGAATTACACCGACACCATTGCACACTAATGGTATGATGGAAGATTTGGTTTCAGCTTTAACACAAACATTTAAAGAACTGTCATGAAATGGTTAACACTTGCCACATCGCTCACCCTCGCCACTACAGCTGCTTATTTTAGTATTGTAGGGTTAATGACCATCTTCTCAGGCGCCGCTGTAGGTGTTCTTGTGATGGCTACAGTATTAGAGGCTGGCAAATTGGTATCGGCTGCATGGTTGCATTATGAATGGGACCGAATAAATAACTTAGTAAGGGCATATTTTACTACAGCTGTTGTAGTGTTAATGTTTATTACTTCAATGGGTATATTTGGATTCCTTTCCAAGGCACATATTGATTCGGCATTGGTTGGTGATTCTTATTCTCTTGAAGCAAGCATAATAGACAAACGACTCGACGGTAAGCAATTACAGTTGGATAATTTGACTGGTCGGCTAGAAAATTTGGATTATGTATTACAAACAAGTCAAGCAAAAGACCGAAATTATGTAAACAGAGTTCAGACAGAGGAACGCAATAACATTAACGCCGATATAGATATATTAGTTGATGATATCGTAGCTCTAAGTGAACAGAAAATGCCAATACAAAAATTACAGTTGGACCAGGAAGCAGAATTAGGTCCAATTAAATATATCGCTGATATGATTTACGGTGATGAAGCAGCCTCATTTTATGACGAGGCAGTGCGATGGGTAATATTAATTATTATATTTGTATTCGACCCATTGGCAATAATGCTTTTAATCGTGAGTACTGCAGCTTTTAAACGTGAACGTGAAACTCCTTCTAAACCATTAATTGATAATAGTCAAATAATGAATATGGAGGTCGAAGAAAAACGTAGTGGGTTAACCTCTACAATAAACCGAAGGAGAATATAATGAGTATAAAAATGATTGGAGAGCAAATATTAGTTGCTGCAGCTCCTAAAGAACAAACGACTGCTGGTGGAATTATTCTATCTGCAGATGTAAAAACAACAGCATCAGAGCCGGGTGTAGTATTGGCAGTTGGGCCAGACGTAAAAGAACCCATTGTGCAAGGTGCAACAATTTATTTGGAATGGACGAAATCACTTCCAGTACGAATTAATGGACAAGACGCAGTGATGATAAGTGCAGAATATGTCAAGGCGGTAATGTAATGAATATGAAAAAATTAGCATGGGGTGGCCTCGGATTTCTAAGTTTAGGCGTAGCCTATATTGGTGTTATTTTACCAGGAATTCCATTTAGTATTCCAGCAGTATTTGCAGCTTATTGTTTTGCAAAGAGTTCAGACAGAATGCATAACTGGTTATATAACCATAAATTATTTGGACCATTCTTAACAAACTGGGAAACAAAGAAAGTATTCCCAAGAAAAGCAAAGTACATGATGTTAGGATTTATGGCATTTGCTTTATTGTGTATGATTGTATTCACAGGAAACTGGAAAGCAGTAGCTTATTCTGGTACCTTTATGGCACTAGGAGCAGCATGGGGGTGGAGATATCCAGACTCACCAGAAGAATACGACAGACGCGTTAAAGCTGGTGAAAGGATTGGTCTATTCAAATGAGCGACGAAAAACCATTTGATTATCATAAGTGGTTACAAATCAATCAATTTCTAAAGAAGATACATGATATGCATATTATGGAACAACAAGCAATGGAACGTGAGGTCAACTTTAAGAAAGGTTGGTTAAATCGCAGAAACGAAATGTTGCTTGATATAGATATGATTGATAAAGTCGTTGATATGATGGACTCTTACCCTGAAGCAGAGAACATTATTTACAAATTACAAAGGAGGAATCTTAATGACAAAGATTTTTGAAAGTCCTGATAAAGGCAAAACAGTTTATGAGAGAGAATGTGGAGCTCCGATTAACACAAGAAAATTAGTAAAGAAACCGAAGGTGAAAAATGAAAGATAGATATGTTGTTTTAACAGCGGTCAGTAGCTTTAGGCAAAGATACGTTGTGCCTGTTTCCGAAGTTCAAAAATGGAATGAAGAAACAAAACTAACTGATACACTAGCACAGCAGTGGGCTCAGGAATCTGTAGAGGCTGAAGAAATAAATGAGTTCTCTCAAAAATGGATTGGTGAGGAAGTGTACGACATTAATATTGTGGAAGAGGAAGAAGTATTGGCATTATGGCAAAAAGATAATCCAAATATGACTGAAACCGATATGCCAATGTCTCGTCGACTTTCTACTATCCGTAATTGGAAAGCAGATAAAAGATAAAGAATAATGAAAACCGCATGGAGACTATGGGCAAAAGCCATAGGAGAAAAAGAAGGCACCACTGATGCTGAAGCAGACAAAATCGCAATGATTAGAACTGTTATCGTTGGTGTGAACTTTATTACATGCTTTTTCATTATAGCCGGAAACATACATAACTGGTGATAGTATGAACGAAATGCGCGTTAAAGTGCAAAAGGTGGTAATTTTCGGAACTGCTAATTGCCCAAACTGTACAAAGGCCAGAATCATGGCCGAAAATAATTATACAGAAGTGGAATATAAAGATATTACCTACACAGAAAACTATGAGGAATTATTAGGATATAAAGTCAATATGACTATCCAACCTCATATCTGGATTCATTTAAAACGAGAAGAAGCAAGATACATTGGAACCTATGCAGATTTTAAAAGTTTCCTTATTAATTTAATAATAGACAAATGAGATATGATAGGCTACGCTCGGCAGCTTATGGCGAAGGACGTAAATGGTTTAAGTGGTGGCTGAAATTTACCGGTCAAAGAAGCTAATAAATAACACTTTATAAACATTAACAGGAAAGTAAAATGTATGAGTATAAATGTAAATTAATTAAAGTTATTGACGGTGATACTGTTGATGTAGATATTGACCTAGGCTTCGGCGTTTGGTTGAAAAAAGAACGTGTACGTATTATGGGCATTGATACCCCAGAATCAAGAACAAGTAATAAAGTAGAAAAATTATTTGGAATGGCAGCAAAAACAAGACTCAAGGAAATCCTTACAGGAAAACCAATCCTCAAAACATTCGCAGCTAGAGATGGTGAAGATATGAAAGGTAAGTTCGGCAGAATCCTTGGTGATTTTATTGTCGATGATAAATTTGTTACATCATATCTAATTGACGAAGGTCATGCTGTAGAATATCATGGTGGTGCAAAGGCTGATGTAGATGCAGCTCATCTAAAGAACAGAAAACGTATATTAAAGGAAGGACTTGTTGACCAAAAAGCTTATGACAAGCTATGGAACACAGGTAAATATTCTTAATCTATGTTATTTTGGTTAGGCTTTTCATTGATGGTCCTCAACGAGGGCTTTGTCATAATGAGACATGTACACCCTTGGTTTGCAAATAAAAGACAAGAGCTCATTGACCGATTGGGAACTCGTTGGAAGCGTATTCACGGAACATTAGATTGGATGTGGATAGGTGGAGTGACCTTAGGTATCGCAATAGACATTTCAAATTGGAAACAGTACGTCCTAGCATTAGGGCTATTTTGGGGCATCGTAGTCTCAACTGTTTACCTTCCCATGCTCATCCGAAAACTTTTAAAAATAGTTTCATAAAAGTGTTGACATTTAAATAGTAACCTGTTATAATATGCTCATATTGAAGGGATTTACCTTTAGAATTATTAACAACGAAGGTAAGACTTCATAACAGAGAGAAAGAAATGGCGACAGGAAAAGTAAAATGGTTTGATGGAACAAAAGGATTTGGATTTATCACACCAGATGAAGGCGGAAAGGATGTGTTTGCACACTTTTCAGCAATTAAAGCAGATGGATATGCATCACTAGAAGAAAATCAACAAGTGACGTTTGACATTGCTGAAAGCGAAAAAGGTCCACAAGCAACTAATATTGTTTAATGGCATACAATAACGAGTTCAGTGGTAGGTCAGTAGACTTGACACCAAGAAAAAAACACCCTAAAGATAAAAGGCCGCCCACTGCAATGCCATTTGACATTGCACTCAGAAAGTGGAAAAAGCAATGCGAAAAGGCCGGTATCGTACAGGAGATACGTAAAAGAGAATTTTACGAAAAGCCAACATCTAAGAGAAAAAGACTCAAGGCAGAGGCTACCAAAAGAGCCAGAAAGAAAACACTGGAATCATTGAGAGGTGGTTTCGCCCCTAGAACAAGAAGAAGATAACTCTTCTCTATAGAGGTTTTATATTATGACTATGCACTTAATCCAGGGCGTTCAAGTCCTGGGTAAGACAAAAAGTTCAAAAATTACCAAAAGGAGACTTCAGGAATTAGAGGTTGAATGGCGAGTACATAATAAAACAATGAAAAGAAAAGGTATGCATAATATGCGTTATAATACCTTGGACGAATATATAGATTATGTTTTTGGGAGAAAGAAGTTAAAGCGAGAGTTTAAACCTTTTAAACAAGAAAAGACCTATCAGAGAGAAGTGCCTCATTATCCATCATGGACGCAGCCAGCAAATGGGGCACCACTCAATCCAACTCCGCGTAAAGAGAGACCGATATACACGGGAACACTAGTAAAAGGTATTGCGACAATGCATAAATCCAATGCGGTACCAGTAATCAGTCAAGAACAGGCTGAAGACATATCCAAAATGGGGAGATAAAAAATGGCATCTAAGAATGATATTACAGGTGATTCCATAAAAAGTAAAACTGGTGACCAGAAAAAGTATTCCGACGGATGGGATGCTATTTTTGGCAAAAAGGACAAAGAAATGGACGACACAAAAGACTTTAAGGAAAAGCAACAGGACATGACCGAATTAAATGGTGATGGGAATAGAGAACGAGGCAGATATGGAGAGGATGAAAGAGAAAGATTTTCACATCCAGCATACACTCGCTATCCTCATTTAAAAGATGTCGAAAAAGCCTTAGATGACATAAAAGATGACTTCGAAAACCTTGCTGATAAAAAATAATGGTTGACTTTTGCTCGTAGTATGTTATAATGGTACCATAATGAGGAAAATATACTATGCAAATATCAAAAGGAATACTGACTAAAGTCAATAGAATGAGCAATGAGGAAATAGCAAATCAGCTATTTAAATATAAAACCAATCCGAAGAAAGTTGATTGGGAACTGGCTAGGTCCAGAGTCGCAGAGAGACTCCAAAGCAATGCCAATTTGACAGCTAATTTTAATAGAGCCTTCAGGAGGTCATTCAATTGATAACAGACACAAAGCCTTGGAATATAATCCAACAATTGGAATCTGATAATAGTCGCCTGTTCAAAGAGCAGGTGGTATCAGAACATTTAACCAATAGAGAATTCCTGTGGGGATTAAGAGTTGGTCTAGATTCCATGATAACATTTGGAGTAAAAGACATTCCAATTTCAACTGAGGATGGCCCAGGTCTTACTCTACCGGAATTTGAATCTCTTACTTCAGATTTGGCTGACAGAGTGCTTTCAGGTAATGCAGCGAAAGATGCAATTGAAAGTACAATGAATAAAGCTACGTCAGAAGAATGGAATGACTGGTATCGCAGAATCCTTATTAAGGATATGAGAGCTGGGTTTAGTGAAAATACAGTAAATAAGATGGCCAAAAAGGCTGGGCATGACCCGGTCGTTCCTGTCTTCGGTTGTATGCTAGCAAACAGTGGCGATAAAAATCCAAAAAGAATTAAAGGTCAATGTATTATTGAATACAAATATGATGGCGTCAGATGTATTGCCATTGTTAAAAACCAAACCTGTACAATATATTCACGTAATGGTAAGGTCCTAAGTAATTTTCCACATATTGAAAATGCATTAATTACCCGCCAAAACGAAGGCATGGTATTTGATGGTGAAATTATGTCAGAAGATTTCCAAACACTTATGAAACAGGTCAATCGTAAAGAAGGCGCACAGACAGAAGATGCTTTCCTTGCCTTATTTGACGTAATTCCATTAGACGAATTTGAGGCTGGTGTCGGTACTGTATCTCAGGTTGACAGAAAATTAGCTTTACAAGAATATGCAAATGTTCACCCAGCAATAAAAGTTGTTGATTACTGGCAATTAGACTTTGAGACAGACGAAGGTAAAGAACTCTTTGCAGATTTAAATAAACAGGCAATTGAAAAAGGCTACGAAGGTGTGATGATTAAACCTATCGATGGTATTTACGAATGTAAAAGAACATATGCCTGGTTGAAAATGAAACCTTACATCGAGGTTACACTTACTGTAGTCGATCTGGAAGAGGGCACAGGAAAGAATGAAGGTTTATTAGGGGCTCTTGTATGTGAAGGCACAGACGAGGGTAAGAACTTTAGTGTTAAGGTCGGCAGTGGTTTGACTGATGATAACAGAAAAGACATTTGGTCAAATAAAGAAAAAGTGTTAGGTCAGTTGGTAGAAATAAGAGCTGACTCCACGTCATTGGCAGATGATTCCGACACATACAGTTTAAGGTTCCCAAGATTTAAAACGTTCAGAGGCTTTGAGCCTGGAGAGAAACTATGACACAATATGACGAAACAGTCGAAAGACAAAGACTTATGCTTGAAGCAGAGGAATGGGCTGGAAAAACCAAAGCTATACATGCACATTCAATGGATTCAATGTATTATGATGACAGACCTCAGGATACTGCTAAGATGACTAAGACAGTTACTGACCACGAGTTTAATGATGGCACTGTTAAGAGATACCAGGGTGGAGAACTTATCCATACATTTGGTAAGAAATTAACTCGTGAAGAAATGTTGGATGCCTATTCAAGATCTGGCAGATAAACATATGGACAATTTCAATAAAAACTTTTTACCGTTTTGGTTCGCAGCTGCATTTGGATTTTTAATGTTATTTTCTAGTGAACTTAAAGCATTAAATTATGATACAGTAATATCAGAAGATGAATATTGTATGGCACTCAACATATATCACGAAGCAAGGTCAGAAAATATGGCTGGACAATTTGCTGTTGCCGATGTAGTTTTAAATAGAGTAAATCATAGGAATTATCCTAACTCTGTTTGTGGTGTCGTACGACAAGCAGAACTTTCAGAATGGTGGTTATCCCAAGGACGTGAAGTACCTGTAAGAGATAGATGTCAGTTCAGTTGGTTTTGTGATGGAATAAAAGATGAACCGATGGACGGAGACGCTTGGGCAAATTCATTACTTATCGCCACACAGGTTTTAAGACAAGGATTATATACAGGACTGACTGAAGGTTCAACACATTATCATGCAAATTATATTACACCTTTTTGGGCTCCAACTTTACATCAAGTAGGAACAATTGGTTCTCACATTTTCTATCGTGCAGACTAAATAAATAATACCATATATTCAATATGGAGTTTATTATGAAAGTTGCTGGTGTTGACTACAGTTTAAGTAGTCCTGCAATTTGTGTACACGAAGGTGAGGAATGGGATTATAATAATTGCACTTTTTACTATTATGTAAAACAAAAGAAATTATTAATTGGAGAAAATGGTCAATATAATGCGACCATGTATCCAGACAACTGGTTTAACGACCAGGAAAGATATGACATTATTGGTTCATGGTCACAAGCTAAATGTTTTGAATGTGACTTTGTTGGAATTGAAGGATACGCATTTGGTGCTGTAGGACGAGTATTTCAAATTGCAGAGAATTGTGGATTGTTTAAACACAAACTCTGGGAGAGAGATATTCCTTACGATGTTTACCCACCGACAATGATTAAAAAATTCGGTTGTGGTAAAGGAAACGCGAACAAGGAAATGATGATACAAGCCTTTGAAGCAGAAACAGGGGTTGACATTCGCGCTAGATGTGGTATAATAAACAATAGCTGGAATCCTATTACAGACATAGTAGATGCATATTATATTTGTAAATATGGTTTCACACAATATAACGAGGAAAAAGATGATAGTAATATTTAACGGTCCACCGGCTTCTGGTAAAGATGAGGCAGCGAGTTTATATAAAGAAAAATATGGCTATGGAAATCTTTCGTTTAAACATCAGCTCTTTAAAGAAACAATTGCACATTTCGGTGTAGATAAAGAGTGGTTCATGGAAGGCTATGAAGACAGAACCAAAAAGGAAACAAAAGAATATGCTTTAGGCGATCGCTCAAGGCGTGAGGCAATGATTCATGTATCAGAGGACATTATTAAACCTAGAAACGGTAAATCGTTCTTTGGTTGGAAAGTATCCAAAGAGATTGAGGAAGGCAAAAATTACGCAGTCGCTGATGGTGGTTTTGTGGAAGAACTTGAACCATTAATTGAAAAGGTCGGCGCAGATAATATTGTCATTGTTCAATTAACAAGAGAAGGGCATGATTATTCTACTGATTCCCGTAGATACTTTAATGGCAGTTTATTTAAAGAGTTTACAATTGGTGAAGCTACAAAAATTGACAAAGCTTACATGTTAAAAGAAGAATTAAACATTAAAACCTACAGAGTGCATAATAATGGCTCAGTTAGGGCTTTCCATAATACACTAGAAACAATTCATAATGAGCTAGTTTCAGAATAAGGTAATTTTTTATTATGATAGGATTAGCTGACAAGCTAAAGAACATTTCAAAGCCGAATATAATTAATCTCAAAGAATGTAGAGACCGCAGGGACTACACAAGAGAAGAATTTGCACTACTTGATGTACATGATATTAATATACATGAATACGATAGATATGAAGAAGGCAAATCAATAGGTTTTGTCGGTGATGCACACGCTTGTGCTACCACTACAAAAGGTGTTACTTCCTCACACATGCTCACTATTAAATGGTGGTATGAAAACACAGATGAGGAATATGGCATATTCTTTGAGGACGATTTGGATTACGCCACAGTAAGACATTGGAATTTTACACTACAAGAATTTATTGAAAAGTGTAATAAATGGGACTGGGGCGCATTGCATTTATGTAATGTTTTCGAGTATCCTTACGATGTCAATAATGAATATATTCCAATGGTACCTCGCATTAGACAAATGTGGGACCATGGTTTACAGGCGTATATCATGAAAAGAGAATATGCAAAGAAAATAATTGATTATTATTTTGACGATTTTGGGCAAGGCAATATTAACTATCGTATGCCATTAGGTAGCCCAGTTACAACAGAAAACAATTTACTACATGGGTTTGGTTTGGTTATCACATTCCCATTGTTTAACCACAACGTGCGAGATTTTCGTTCAAAGAATATATATTATTATAATGAACAAGCAAAATCTGCCTTTTATTCCTATGAATTACTAAAGGAGTGGTGGGAAACAAAAGGGGCATGGCTATCATTAGATCAAATATTTGATAATGGTAGAGAACCAACTAAGATTTATGGAGAATTAAACTATGATTAATAATGGAGAAAAAAGATGAGCGTCGTATATAAAGGCAAAATAATTGACACTGATTTGTCAAAGAATTCAAATGGTGGAACAGAAATGATGAGGCAACGCCTTGTCGATAATTGCGATGCAGAATTGCTATCACAAGTTGCTGTACACTTATCAAGACCTAGAGAACTATATGAAGATGTTCCAAATATTCTATGGTGTCACGACCTAGCGGTTGACCCAGAAAATAGAGTACTGAATGATGGTGGTTGGGAAAAATTCGACCATTTTATTTTTGTAACCGCATGGCAGAGAGACCAGTATATAGTCCGATTTGGTATGCCGTATTCAAAATGTTCAGTTATTCATAACGCTATTGAAAGACAATATGAACCTGTGACAATGTCGACAGATAAAATCAGATTCGTTTACCATACAACACCGCATAGAGGTTTGGAATTATTGGTACCAGTATTTGATGCACTTTCAAAAGAATTCGATAATATTCATTTAGATGTATATTCAGGGTTTGACATTTATGGCTGGCCTCAACGTGATGAAGCGTATAAAGGATTATATTCAACTATTGAAGCACATCCGCAGATGACATATCACGGTGTTAAAAGTAATGACGAGGTATTAGCTGCATTAAAAGAATCACATATTTTCTTATACCCGAACGTATGGCCTGAAACTTCATGTATTGCACTTATCGAAGCTATTAAAAGCCAATGTATTTGTATTCATCCGAACTTTGCGGCTCTACCAGAAACAGCTGCCAATGCAACGATTATGTATGATTATATTGAAGACCCATCAAAACATGCTAACTACGCATTTGTTGTAACAAGACAAATACTACAGAATATGCAAAAGGACCAGAACTACTTTAATGGGTTCACATATTCAGACAGATTTAATCTGGCAAGAAACAATATTCCATCATTTACGAATATGTGGAATGCAGCTTTAAGGAGTGTAGTAGAAAATGTCGAAAAAAGAGAAGGATAACGTAATACAGTTTCCTAATTATGGCATGTCAAAACCGCCTATGGACGCTCAAGAAATCCAAGACAAATTATTAGCCTATAAGGAAAGCTATTCATCAGAATTGTCTGAAATTATTTGGCAGAATGTCTTAGGTGAAATGGATAGGGCAGGTTGTGATTTTGACGAGGACATAGAAAAATACTTTGCTAGTATGGTTTTGGTATATGAAGCCATTAAAGCATTACATCTTCTGTCACTTGACGTTAATCACCCTCTACATCAGTTTGCTGAAGAGAATGTAATGACTTCTTCCCCAGAGCCAGGCCTAATGGAAGGCGGCTTTAAAAAAGATTTTGACTTAGGGGTTGACTTTGATCCAGAAATGGATTAAAATAGACACTACAAAATAAAAAATGGATTAAATTATGATATTAGTTGATTACAACCAGGTGATGTTGGCCTCACTCTTCGCGAGTATAGGAAACCACCACAACGTGGAATTAGATGAAAACCTACTTCGTCACATGTTCTTAAACAGCATTCGCTTTAACAGAAAAAAGTTTACCGAGGAATTTGGTGAAATTGTTCTTTGTGTAGATACAAGAGATGTATGGCGCAGAGATTACTTCCCTTATTACAAAGCTAATCGTAAAAAGAATCGTGATGATTCTGATTTGGATTGGCCAAAACTTTTCGAAGTGATTGGACAAATTAGAGAAGAGATTCATGAAAACTTCCCATATAAGGTTGTGCAGGTAGATCGTTGTGAGGCTGATGATATCATTGCGACTCTTTGTCATGAACATGGAACTGTAATGAATACTGGGTCTGAAAAGATTCTTATTCTTTCTGGTGACAAAGACTTTATCCAATTACATACATATGCAAATGTTTCTCAATATAATCCAGTTCTAAAGAAATGGGTAAGGCATGCAGCGCCCGATAAATATATACAGGAACATATTTTAAAAGGTGATGTTGGTGACGGAGTCCCCAATGTATTGAGCCCTGATAATTGTTTGGCAGTTGGACAGAGACAAAGTCCAATGACCAAGAAAAGATTACAGACTCTAACAGAAACGCCTGAGGAAATGGACGAGGAAACAAAACTTAGATTTAATCGTAATAAACAAATGATTGACCTATCAATGATTCCAGAGAAATATACAACACAAATTCTCAACGAATATAATAAAGAGAAAGAAGTTGGTCGTGAAAAACTATTTAACTTCTTTGTTAAAATGAAATTGAAAAATTTGATTACAGATATACAGGATTTTTAATTATGGCTATTAAACTATCAATGGCAGAGATTCTTAAGGAAATCTCAAAAATAAAAACGAAACAGGGTAAAATTGCTTATTTACAAGAACATGACAACCCAGCTTTCAGAACAGTATTAAGACTTATCTATGATAAAGATATAGAGCTTTTAATACCAGATTCTGCCCCGCCGTGGAATTATAACAAACATACCGACGCACAGACTATGCTTTATAGAGAAGCTCGTCGACTCAAAATCTTTATTAAAGGTGGTGGGTACGATGAACTGAATCAAATAAAGCGTGAAAGTCTTTTCATTAGTCTACTGGAAGATATCGAAAATGCAGATGCAGATTTACTTGCTAATCATATGATATCACACACTCCGGTTAAAGGACTTACACTCAAAACTCTAGAAGAGGCCTATGAAGGCATTCTTACTAGTCCAATGGATATGCGATAAGGAAATTATGACGTGGCCAAACGTTATAGGGATCTACCCAAATCGAAAGAGTGGGAAAATCTAAAGGCGGATGAAAAACGCCAACGTGAAGAACGCAACAAACAATTCAAATCCAAAAGGAAACGACGATTAAAAGAAAAATACGGCGAATAGCGTGTTGACATACCTTCCAAAGTGTGTTATAATATACAATTAAAGGAAAGGATATAATATGAAAGACATCAGAAGTGATAAATTGATTCTTGTCGACTGTGACGGGGTCTTATTGGATTGGAAATACAGCTTTTACAAGTTTATGGCCGAAAATGGTTATACAATCCAGGTTGAGGACGTCTACGATGTCGCGACAACATTTAATATACCAAGGTCTGAAGCCAAACAATTGGTTAGACAGTTTAATGAATCAGCTAGGATTGGTTTCCTACCTGGATTAAGGGACTCTATAAAATATGTTAAAAAATTGCATGACGAAGGTTACGTTTTTCATTGTATTACTAGTCTCAGTACTGATTACTATGCCGGTAAATTAAGAGAACAGAACCTCGAAAGACTCTTTGGAAAAGATGTGTTTGAAAAAGTTGTTTGTCTTGATTGCGGTGCTGATAAGGACGAAGGTCTATTACCCTATAAAGACAGTGGTTGTATCTGGGTAGAAGATAAGCCTTCAAATGCTGAATGTGGTGTGAGAATGGGTCTTCAATCTATTCTTATTAGTCACGAATTCAATAAAGACTTCAGCCATCCTGACATAATTAAAGTTTCCAAGTGGAAGGAAATTTACGAAGAAATCGTTTAAATTCTTATAAATAAAAATATGATTAATTGGACAATATATTAAATGCCTATCTATTCATTTAAAGATACAGAAACCGGCGAAGAGTTTGACAAAATGCTCAAACTAGCCGAAAGAGAATCCTTTCTCGAAGACAATCCAAATCTAAAGCAAGTAATAACCGGCTCCGCGCCGTTGATTGATAGCGCGCGGTTAGGAAGGGCAAAGCCCGACCAAGGTTTTCGTGATTTACTTACATCGATGAAACAAAATAAATCATACACAGGAAACAAAATAAACGACTGGAAATAACCTTTATCTTCATGCGTTGATTGTTTCGTATATAAGGAGGTCAGACATGCCAAGAAGTCGTATATCACAAAAAGAGAAGAGGAAATCTAGACAGGATAATGCTGGAACGCAAAATTCCAAATTTACTATGAAATCCATTCAACCGATTACTGATACTCAGAAAGATATGTTCGATGACTATAAGGCAGGATATAATATCGCCGCGATTGGCACGGCAGGCACAGGCAAGACTATGTGCGCATTATATATGGGTTTAATGGATATTCTTCAAGACGATGAATATGAACAAATGATAATTGTTCGATCCGCTGTACAAACAAGGGAACAAGGTTTTATGCCTGGTTCACAAGCCCAAAAAGAGGCAGTTTATGCAACCCCTTACGCCGACATTGTTAACAATCTATTTGGTCGTGGAGATGCATGGGAAATCATGAAACAAAAACGACAAATTAAATTTATGACATCATCTTTTGTGAGAGGATTAACTTTTGATAATTCTATTATAATTGTAGATGAATGTCAGTCAATGACTTATCACGAGTTGGATAGTATTATTACTCGTGTAGGAGAATCTTCAAAGATTATTTTCTGCGGAGATACAAGACAAGATGACCTGGAAGGTTCACGCAATAGAAATGATGTAAGTGGTTTAAGAACTTTTATAAATGTTCTAAATCGTATTCCTTCATTCAGAACTGTAAAATTCGGAATCGAGGATATTGTTCGCTCAGGCCTCGTAAAGGAATACATTATCGCGAAGGACAAACAGGAAAAACAACAAAAACCAATGAGTAAAATAACTCACAATTTTGGCTTAAGTTCAGCCATTGCATAAGGAGACACTACTGAAAAGAGGCTGGCAATCCGGCCTCTTTTTGTTTTCGACATTATAGGATATATTATGATATTTGAACACCACCAACACGGGATAGATCTACCCGCAATCACAAGAAAAACAACCGAACAAGGGAGACGATATTTCACTCCTACCGGTGAAGCATACCCATCTGTAACCACAGTATTGGGAATTCTCAGTAAGGAATCCATTAAGGCTTGGCGAGACCGAATTGGTCATGCAGAGGCAAATAAAATTTCATCTCAAGCTGCCCGACGTGGTACTGCTGTACATAAAATTTGTGAAAATTATCTTGATAATAAAGATGATTATAGAGAAGGTCAGCAACCTTCAAATTTATTTATGTTCGACGAAATGAGAACCATAATTGATAAGAATATAAATAATATATGGTTTCAGGAGGCTTTCCTTTATTGCGATGAACTCGAGACAGCTGGACAAGTAGATGTTATTGGGGAATACGAAGGGAAACTTTCTATTATAGACTTTAAAACTTCTAGGAAACCAAAGAAGGTAGAATGGATTACAAATTATTTTATGCAGTGCTCATTCTACGCCAAGGCCTTTGAAGAAAGAACTGGTGTAAAAATAGAACAAGGCGTAATTTTAATAGGTGTCGATGGTAGTGAACCACAAGTGTTTAAATTCGATACCGCTGAATATTTAGAACACTTTAAAGCAGTAAGAGAAAAGTATAAGGAAATTCATGAACAAAAAACGGTACATAATAATTGATAACAATATGGGCGTATTTTTAGGAACATATGATGGGCATCAGTTAGGAAAAGATGATGACCGAATGTATGCATGTTTCGCTGAGAATAACCCATTTGGATTAACCACAGCATGTTCATTTAAAAGCCAAAGGGCCGCTGAACATTTTATTAAAGATATGTTTCCCCATAGAAAACATTTGGAATTGGAATCATTACCGGTTGATACACAGACAGAATTTCCAACCGTGGTCGAAATAATTAAAGCAGGATATAGTGAACACTGCGGAGACATGTTAGATACAATGTTTGCTGAAGGACCACAAACAATTCACTAAATGGTTGACATTTTAATAGTAACCTGTTATAATAGAAATTATGGAAAAATCAAAATTAATCAATGACGCTCTAATGGTAGCTGTCAAAGCACACGGCGACCAAAGGCGCAAGTACACAGGTGAGCCTTATGTTTTGCACCCAGTCGGCGTTTCAAAGATTGTCGAAACCGTTTCACATACGCCAGAAATGATTGCAGCTGCCCTGCTCCACGACGTTGTGGAAGACACAGATGTAACATTTAGAGAGCTCAAAGAACAATTCGGTCCAGTGGTCGCCGAACTAGTCCATTACTGCACAAACGTCTCCGAGCAAGGAGATGGGAACCGTGCGTTTCGTAAGAAGATGGACGCAGACCATTTTGCATTGGGACCAGCCGCGTCTCAAACAATCAAGGTCGCTGACTTAATTCACAATGCTGAGTCTATTGTCATGCACGACCAAAAATTCTTCCACAAAGCATTCAAACACGAGAAGAAATATCTCTTAGAAGTGCTCACTCTAGCTGACCCTCAGCTATTGACTCAAGCCTCTCAGATCCTAGAAGAGAACTGGGTCGAACCTCACAAAAGATAACTTTCCTTATATCAAAAGGTTATAACGATATAACCAAATAGTCTAAAAGATCCGAAAATAGTCGTTGACTTTAACACGCAAATGGCGTATAATAGACACTTAATTAATGAAAAAGGTGACTATCTTGGATCGAATCGACATGAAGAAGAAGTTCTCATTAGGCTACTTTGATACCAAAGCTAACGATGATACCTGGGTCAGATTGGGTTCTTTCTCCAAGCTACAGGTCTGGGTTGACGACTCAATGCAAGAGGAAGGCTATCTTGATGTTACGGTCGTAGACACCAGCGTTGTTCATGGGAGAAGCCCTCAGCGTGTTAAAATAGTTCTCAACATCAACCTATCTACCGAATCATTTAAAGATGCTTTCCATATCAATATGACCCAACTAGACCATCGCTATGGTGGTCGTGGCATCGCTGCTAAGGCATACCGATATATCATTAGGAAAATGGGAATCACCTTACAGGCTGGGACTGCACAGTCAAAAGGCGGTCGTAAGGTTTGGTTTGATCTTGCTCAATCTAGTGGCCTTGAAGTCTATACTAAGTCGAAATGTGGCAAGCCTTATGTCGTTGGTATTGACGAAGAGGAACGCGAAATATGGCATCCTGTTAAGGAAATCTATGACGGAATGAAGGAGATGTTTGTCTTCGCTCGAGCTGTATGATGGTTATATCAAAAAGTTATATCGTTATAACAAAATAATATAAAAGAATGGTTGACTTTAACACGCAAATGGCGTATAATATACATTCAATAATTGAAAAGGGCAACAAACCATGAAACTAGAAACAATCCTTATCGAAGATATCAATACCTTTCAAGGCTCTATGCCCACTGGATTCGACCTTGTTGAATACGAAAAAGGTACTGACCCAATGGACGGATATGTCCTTTATGGTTTTGACGAACTTTATATGATGGTTCCTGCTTCGAAGGCAGCTCATTGTTTCATGCATAACGGAATATAAGGTGGTTTTTAGTGAGGGTACTAGGTTCGGGACACTCAGATGGGTTATAAATTACCCGGTAATCATCGCCCTAGTATCTTCACTAAAAAAACTTTTAAAAAGAATTCAGTTAGCGTGTTGACATTAACAAGCAATTATGGTATAATGTACTCATATTAAATAGGAAAAGGAAAAAAATATGAAATATTTTACAGTTAAACAAATCAAGGTCCCAGAGGCTGAAAAAGATTATCCGAACCAATATGGTTGGGGTGGCGCTGAAGAAAAATCACCAGCTTGGAAAGCTAAATTGCAAACAATGCATATCAAGGATTCTTTTGAATTTGACCCTGCTGTTCTTGAATTTTACAAGGACACTTATTTGGTTCAGGCCAACGACCTGGAACACGTATTCAAAATCACCAATTTGTGGGATGAGCCTGACGCGGTTCACTCTTATGAAACTGGTCACTCAACATCAGTTGGCGACATCGTAATGGATAATGAAACTGGTGAACAGTTCATGGTCGCAAACTTCGGTTTTAAAAAGGTAGCTTAATTATGAATAATGTAGCGATATTTAAATTTTTAGATTCTCTCCGCGAAAGTGGTCAGATCAATATGTTTGGAGCCCCACAAGTTTTGAGAGAAGCTTTTGGGTTAACAAAAAGTGAGTCAGTCGAGGCGTTTCAAGCTTGGGCTGACAATTTTAGTAATGTAGAAATGGAGAAAAGAAATGCATGAATTAGAAATGGTAAATGGCGAAGCTCAAATGGCGTATCGTCTATCCGCTGGGGTCCCCTGGCACGGTCTTGGAGTTCCGGTCGAAGATGACATGACGCCAAGGGAAATGCAAACAGCAGCTGGACTTGACTGGACAGTCAAAAAGGTAGAAGCTTTTGTAGAACTTGACGGAAAAAAGGTTCCAACAGGTCAACAGTCCCTAGTAAGGGAAACAGATGGTAAAATTCTTACCAATGTTGGCGGTAAATGGAATCCGGTCCAAAACTCGGAGGCTTTTGATTTCTTTAATGATTTCGTTTCAGCTGGTGATATGAAGATGGATACAGCTGGTTCGCTGAAGGACGGTCAAATCGTCTTTGCAACAGCTGATGTCAACGAAGGGTTTGAATTATTTGGTGGAGATGAAGTAAAAGGTTTTCTTTTATTCTCTAATCCTCACTTATATGGTAGGGCTATCGACGTTAAGTTTGTAATGACTAGGGTGGTATGTAATAATACATTGACCATGGCCCTCGCTGAGAACGGACAACCCGCTGTGAGAGTATCACATAGGAATGAGTTTGACGCTGAAAAGGTCAAGGAATTGTTAGGTATTTCACATACCAGAATGGGACAATTTAAGGAAGCTGCAGAGTTTCTTGGCTCAAAAAGATACACACCTCAAAGCTTTGAGGCGTTCATGGCGCAGGTATTTGGTACCTCAACCAACGACAAGAGACAGCTCAGTTCTACTGGTCTCAATCTTAGCCCAACAGCTCAACGAGCCGTGGAAGTTGTCGACACACAACCTGGGGCAGATTTTGCCAGAGGTACATGGTGGAATGCATATAATGCAGTGACATACATGACAGACCATGAATTAGGAAGAAATGCAGATTATAGAGCTGCAGCTGCCTGGTTCGGTCATAATGCGAAGAGAAAGATAGACGCTCTCGACCTCGCAATTGAAATGGCGGAGGTGGCGTAAGTCACTTCTTTCAAAAAGTCAATCTCTTCAAAAGAGGGGTTGACTTTTGCCTTTTAATGTATTATAATGGTTTTATATTTTGAGGCAATGGAGATAAATTATGAAATATGATAAAAATGGACTTTTAACTATAGACGATGTCGTGGTTAAAACTGACGAGAATGGTAAACAAAGATCTGATGCTTGGGTAGGCAGATTTGACGTTAACTGTTCAGGTGATATGCTGGAACTTGAGAAATTCAAAGATACAGTAAAATATATGAATAAGCTTCTTAAGGAATCTGGTGTTGTCAATAGATTTGGTGACCCGGTTAGATATAGAGTTGAATGTAAAGGTAGGAAACCTGTTGAGAAAAGAATCAATCCCAGAACTGGTAACGAATGCCAATACAGCAATGGGTTTGGAGACATCGTTGGTGGAATTGCCAATGCTGGTGCGATTGACGCATATATCTACACAAGATCTACTGGGAGTGCTTCGTGAAAATTAAAATCGAAATTGAGTTAGACACGGAAAGAGACTCACAAGAAATCAGTGACTTGATGGAAATTGCTAACAGAATCAGAGAAAATATTGCCGAGGACGCCTCATTTGATGACTGAGTTAATTCAATTATTTTGCCCTAGCGTGTTGACTTTAACAAGCAACCATGTTATAATGGTTGTATAAATTAAGGAAAAGGAGACATTTATGATAAATTTATTTGAAAAAGGCCCGGCTTTTGTAATGGGTAACTGTGAAAATGCAGCTGAGTTCATCTGTTCAGATTGGCCAGAAGGCTGTGGTTTCGGTTCATCCGACAGAGGTGCAGTTTTCAGAAGTGCCTTAAGAGATACAATCGGCTGTGAAAATGCTGAAAACTTCTTTAAAGGTAATATTGAGCTTAATGAGACTGAGCTATCAATGTTCAAAATGGGCGTTAATAATGCCATTTCAAATGTATTTGCTAGGGAGGCAGCGTAATGAATAAATTAATCATACAAACACAATATTTGGAGAACTATGGTTCTTCAGAGGACCCTTACATGAAGTTCAAGGGTGGGTCCACTTATGTATTGCCGAACTGTGGCGATATGGACAGCAACGAGATTGCTACGGCTGTGGCGAAAGTCAAGCCTTACATCACCACTGACTTGGTCAAGTCGAACGGTGGCTGTGAAGAGTACATCGTCGGCGCACATGTTGGCGACATAGACGAAAAGGTCTGTGAGGATTGGGAAGCAATCACCGAGTTTACGTTCATGGGTGACGAAATTACCTTTATGAAGGTTACTGATAACACCGAGATGGGTTATATGAGAAAAGAGATTCTCGAGAAGATCGAAACCTGGAACGGTTGTTCTGAGTCGGTTACCCAGAGGAAGAATTACACAGCTTCCTTCAGAATGGAAGATGGGTCCTTGTTAAATGGCAAACAGCTTCAAGAATTCCTAGAATTGGCGGTGGCATAATGGAAGAATTATTACATCAACTTTTCGCGGGTGTATTATTTACCGTGGTCGTGGTCTTTACTTATATCGGTTGTCACATGTCAGTCGAGAAGGATGCCAAGAAACATATTCCCTTAATATGGGAAAAAGGTGGTATTCTCTACAATTTATTTAATAGGAAATCTAAATGATTCAGGTTATGCAAGAGATTACTGATTGGGGAGACGCCCCAGTTGCGAATGGTCAATACCATCTTAATTCATATGGGTTTCTGGTCGCGTATCAGGCACCTGGTGGTGACCTCAAAAAATTCAAAGCCCCTATGAAACAATTTTCTAAGGCAAGGCGCAAATTTGAACTGATTTCAGAATATGCTGACTCAGATCTTCCAAACGATGTGAGGACGGTCAAGGGTAGCAATGGCAATATGTACACAATCACTAATGGAAAGTGCAGTTGCCCAGGATTTACTTTTAGAGGAAAATGCAAACATGTTGGATAACATACGAAAGAAAATCTCGGATGCGTATTATGATTTTATTGATTTAAATTGGAAATACTTTGGTAAGGTTTTATTGGTTATCGTACCAGCTGTTTTATGGACCGTGACATATTATATTATAAAATGGATTTATGCTGGTGCAGAGGCTTTCAACACAATTGGTGGCGACGCCATTGAATCGTTTTTAAAAGATTAATGAAAAAGGTCCAAGTATTGCTCGACACTTGGACTATAAATGTAACCGAGCTTTAAGGAGAAATTATATCATGAGTAGTTTTATATTACCAACCAACGACAAAGACAAGAAGCGTATCAGGGATTGTATGGACGAAATCAGTAATTCGTACACTCGTCAGGCAGCTGAAAGGTCTTTTATCAAGGAAGCTATTGAAGCTCTATCCGAGGACGTGGATATTCCTAAAAAGATTCTTGCAAAGGCCGCAAGGATTTATTACCAACAAAATATGGCTCAGGTCGTAGGTGAGGTTGAGGATATTGAGGCCTTAATGGAATCTATCTAATGGATTCCGGATTTGAGGTTCACCCGAAAGGCACCGCAACGGAGCTAAGGTTATCAAGAGAACTCGTTCGAGTAATGGAAAAGTCCGGTGGTGTTCTGCCATCGGATATTTCCACAACCCTGGAAGAACTGACCAACTTTCACACAAAACAAATCACAGAGGAAACTCTGTAAAAAAATTTACATTTTTTATGAATATTATAATATATTATAAAATTTTTGTATATATACCATTGTGGGCAGCGACGCCCACATTTTTATGAGAAGAACATGAACAATCAGCAAGAATTACACTTCAACAAACCAAGAGAAGCAACTCCACAAGAGATAGCCGACTGGGCAGAGAATGACTTTTTTATGAAAGGCGATTTCGATGTCATGAAACTTTTTGTTGCAGTGCCTGCTGTAATTCAGTTCTTATGTTTAACCATGATGTTTGCTGTAATGGCATTAAACAGTGTATATTTTTAAGCTGTTGTTCGGCCTGGGAAAGGAAGAGCAAGATTTTAAGATAACGCCAGTCAATATTATCATCACAGCGACAGGGGTAGGGTTACTCTTCTTAGGAAGTATATCCCTATTACTGTTAATAACATCGTACATTAACGGATAGTAAAATGAAAATAACTAATATCAAAGAGAAATTAGAATTGTTAACTTTGACTTGTATTTTCTGTATATCCTTACTAGCGGTATAGTGTTAATGTCTAAATTCTTAAGTTTCTTTTGGAAATGGTGGGTTCAGCCGTGGCATGCGGAAAGTGAGATGAACAGAAGGTACAATCACATCACGTAAGGAGTGATTAAATGAAGGATCGAATCAAAGCACCAGCTTTGACTACGGAAGTTTGTATAGAGTGTCTACTAGTAACATTGTTTATGGGAATGATGTTTTATAGCCTCAGTACTCTACTGTAATGGAATAAAAAGTTTTTAGGGTCTTTTCTTTAAAAAAGGACCTTCTTATTTTGGGCAAATATCCTTTGCCTTTCTAATTATATTAAAATTATTAACAACAGCATACCCAGTTGAGTAATTAGCAGCTGTCTGAAAGAATTGCCATTCGTCAGGATTCTCACTGTATATACTTTTCATTGCTCCAATAACAACAGCTTTAAAAAGAACAAGTTCAAGTGCTGATGGTTTTGAGCCTCCAAAGACAAGAGGATTCGCTTCAGTTATACATGAATATTTTAACCCACGGTACGTCGAATACACATCGAGAGATTGTATTAGATAAAAATTAAATCGTGTTGGCGTAACTAGTTGTGTATCTACAAATGATAGATCTAAAAGTGTTTTTGAAGTGACATCTTCAGGCTCGTGTAAAACCGCGTTAACATACTCTTGATTATATGGAGCTGTAAATCCATGTTTAAAGAAAAATTCTTGTCTTTCTGTTGCCTCAATAGAAACTGCTAATAAACAAATTAGACATAATAGTTTACTTGGTAGTTGCAATGAATATTCCATCCCAATCTTTTGGAAGTTTTTGTGTTTTCATATATTCACAACGCTCAATCCACATGTCATAATAATTGGCCATTCTCCCTTCGAAGCATTCCATTAAATCATTACATATTTTAATTGCTTTATCAAAATCTTGTTTCTGATAATTCATATGCATGTCATTGTGCATTTGTGACGGTTTAACATATTTATCTTTATTAAGGTTAAGAACAGTGTATATCTCAATACCTACAGTTTTCCCTTTTACAGCTAGGTCATCTACCTTAAGAAAAAAGAAATCATTTTTACAATGCTTTACTGTATCTCCACCAACTAAAAGTAGGCATCCATATTCCTTACATTTTGACTCAATTCGTGCAGCTGTGCTAACAGCATCTCCGAGAACATCGTAGCTGTGTCGCTCGGTAGACCCCATCTCGCCAAGATAACCAAGCCCAGTATTGATCCCAGCACCCATACCAATGGGTGGTCGTCCTTCACTTGTGATTTGTTCATTAAATTCCTCTACAGATTGTAGCATATTCAAACCAGTTTGAACAGCTGTTTTTGGATGGTCTTTATCTTCCATCGGCGCATTGTGAATGTGCATACTAGCATCGCCTATATACTTAATAACCATTCCATTTGCTTTAAGGACAGGCTCAGTGATTGAATCCATATATCCATTCATTAATTTAGTTAAACCTTTAACATCATCTCCAAAGCTTTCGCCGAGGGGAGTGAAGCCTCTCAGATCAGAAAACACAATACTAACTTCTCTTTTCATACCTTCTTTAATGAGGGCAGGGTTCTCTTGTAGAAGTCTTACTACTGCTG